CTCGGGATTTTCGCGGAGAAGGAAATCCAGAAAATCTCGCTAGAAAGTGCCTCTGACCTGCGAAAACAGTGAGATTGAAAGATGGTGTGGGATAACGACTTTCGAGACGACCGAATTATCCGAAACGAGCAACGCAAGTGTCTGTAACCGGCAAAACTGACGACGGCATACCCCATGGATTGAAGGGTGCCCGCAAGCCGTACTACTGCGACTGTCCGATATGCAAGGCAGCGATCAACAAGTACAACCGCGAGGGTCGTGCGAGGCGTAAGCAGCAGCGCCAAACTCAAGCTGATGAGCTATCGGCGAAACGTGAGGCACGGTATGTCAAGAGTCAGGGCAGGGTACGTACGGCGAAGCCGGTGAAACGAACTGAATCAGATGTTTCAGTCTCGAAAGCTGTCGGGGCGATGGAATCGGCTGTCATCAAAGAGTGCGAAGGGCTGGCTCGCGCAGTAGAGCGACCGGCTCTCGTCGTCGCTGCGCGTAATCTGGCGAAAATCGTTGATACGCCCAAGATGTCGAGTATTCACACAACGACGACGAAGCAGATCATGGCGATACTTGCTGATCTGCATGGCGACAAGGCTAAGACTAGCGCGACTGGGCGTAAAAAGTCGGGCGGTCGGTTGGCTACCGTAGGCAATCTGACGAAAGTGAAACGGGCACAATGACAATCAACAACCTGTACGCCTCATACGACGACGACGGCAACCGCCATCACTTCATCAACAATGAGGAAGTGCCCGAAGATCAGTGGTTGCAACAGCATCCACACCTAAAGAGAGGAATCGGAAATGGGCGAAACGGAAGTCAGGACAGCGGAAGCGTCGGGGACGGTGACCAACAAGTCGAGTCAGCGCGTAACCCCAAAGAGCAAGTCCAGCAAGCGATCCAGCGCGCCCGCCAAGTCCGCGAAGCTCAACGCGCGGGGAGTGCCGGTGACGCAGTGGGACAACCCAAAGCTGGACCCGAATAAGCGTAAGCATGTCGGTGAAGATCCGACCGGCGAAAGCAACAAGCCATGATCGTTCTCGGAATCATTCTGCTGCTGGTGGCGTGGCTGCTGCCTGACGTGGTGGCTGTGCCTCCCGGAATCGTCCATGTGCTAACGGTTTTGGGCTGGATTGGTGTTGTCGTCGGCTTGATCCTGTTGCTGCTGTCCGCCAGCGGTCGCAGCGTCGGCGGTAGACGCTACTGGTACTAGCAGTGCCCACAGCGGTTCTCGGCAAGACAACTCCGAGAATCTACACCAAACCGCTTGCAGCGCACTGTAATCCGCTCACCGGTGAGCTGCTGGACGAGTACACAGACGGACCGGCAGCGATAGCGTTCGCCACCAAGATACTGGGAATCGCGCTATTCTCTTGGCAGATATGGCTTTTGAACCATGCCCTAGAGCTGGATGAGACGAACACGCTTTACCGCTTCCGCATTGTTCTCACGATGGTTGCCCGCCAGAACGGAAAAACTACCGTAGAGAATATTCTGGCGTTGTGGCACATGTACTCACTGGAATCCGGCCTAGTGATCGGCACAGCGCAGAACCTCGACCGCAGCGAGGAAGCGTGGAAAGACTGTCTCGCACTGGCTGAGTTGGACGACGAGCTCAACGAGATGATTGAGGAACGAAACTTCGGTCATCCCAAGTTCTTTAACCTCGACAACGGTTGCGAGTATCGGGTAGCCGCAGCGAGCCGTCGCGGCGCTCGTGGCTTCTCCGGTGATCTGATTCTGTTAGACGAACTGCGAGAGCATCATTCGTTCGATTCGTGGGCCTCTGTGACGAACACGATGAACGCCAGACCGTTTGCGCAAGCGTTCGCATTCTCCAACGCTGGTGACGCTCTGGGCGTCGTTCTGCGGTATCAGAGAGCGTTGGCGCACAGGGAACTTGGCTGGCCTGACGGGGACGACGACGCGGAGCTGTTGGGCGCGGATTCGGACATCTGGGCCGGGGTCGATGAAGTTGACCTACCGGACGGTTGGGATGAAATCACCACGGGATTCTTTGAGTGGTCTGCACCGCCCGATGCGAAGCGCACCGACATTGATGCGTTGGCGCAGGCCAATCCGTCGTTGAACCACAGCGAGGTTACGATCAACTGTCCTACAACGCGCAGTTTGCTTGCGGCGCTTCGCTCTACGCCGCCGCTTGAGTATGACATGGAAGTGCTGTGCCGGTTCGTTCCCGGTGCAGACGGTGGGCCGTTCCCGCAAGGAACGTGGGACGCTACCCGTGACCCGGAAGCTACACCCGGCGAGGACGCGGAAATCGTTGTGTGCGTGGAAGTTTCGTCGCGTAGGGATGCGGCGTTCATCGCACGTGCCGGTCGGTATGAGCGCACCACGCCTAGTGTGTATCAGAACAGCGACATTGCGGTAGTTGGCATTTCGCAGGATCAGCCTGGAATCGACTGGGTTGTAAAGGAATTGGTTGATACGCGAGATACCTACAAAGGCATAGTCATTCGGTCTGAGGCTGGCGCACCAACGGTTAATCTGTTAGAGGACTTGCGAAATGCCAAGCTGGATAACGGTGACGACGCACGACTCCCGATTATCGAGTGGACCGGCCCTGACGTGCAAGCGGCTCATGCTGACATTACAGATCGTCTGTCTCAGAAAGCAATCGAGCATCTGCCTCACAAAGGGATGGATGTTGCTGCGGCAACTGCGATTCCGCTTATCAACCCTGGCGGTGGGTGGCGTATTGATATTCGCCGATCACCAACAGATACGGCACCTTTATATGCCGCCATTGGTGCCGTGTGGGGCATGGATCACCTGCCGGAAGCGGTCAGCATCTACGCCACGCGAGACGTGCGAGTGATACAGAGACGAGGATTTTGATGCTGGCTGACGTTGCGCTGCTTGGACTTTCGGTAATCCAGGTAGCTTGTGCCGCAGCTTTAGTTGTGTTTCTGCGGCAAAGGCGTATTAAGGCTGTACGTTATGCAGTGACTTTGAAGCATAACGAGGGCGCTTTCATAGCATTATGTACCGGAAAGCGTTGGAACTATTGGACTTTCGAGGATGTTCGGATCACGCCGACTAACCCTGGCGCTGCCGTGATGGCGGCAGCACCGGGGCAACTGCATGTGCCGTACCGAAACATCCTGTACTACCAAGAGATTCAGGAGATTGCGAATGCTGATGAGTAGCGGCGTATTCCGTACAATCGCGCCACAAGCGTTCGCCGAGACAGCACCGCAACTGACAGAGGCATACTTCGCGCCTCGCACCGGGATTCAGCTACAGACACAGGTCGCAACCTACGGGCTGATGTACCGTGTACAGCCACACTTGTTCACTGCAATCGACAAGATTGCGAACCTGATCGCGAAACTGTCTGTCGGAGTTTACGATACAGCACCAGACAGCGGGGACGTGTTGGATCGTAAAGGGCCGTATGCCAAACTGATGCGCAATCCGTGCTCGACGCTAGACCGGTTCAAGTTTTACCACTGGGTTTCGACTACGTACGAGACATATGGTGAGGCGTATCTCGTCAAGAACCGGGTGCCCACCAGCGACGGATCACGCGGCAAGATAATGGGATTCGTACCGATGCACCCCGTAAACACCTACGTGCACCGCAGCGACGACGGTGGTCTGTTGTACGGGTTCACCGGCATGCCTGACATGTGGTTTCCAGAGTCGGAGATTGTGCCGTTCCGCCGCTACAATCCTGACAACAGAATGCGCGGACTGTCACGTATGGAACCGCTGAGACAGACTCTCATGAACGAGGATTCGCTGCGACGAGCGTCAAAAGCATTGTCAGACAACATGATGCGACCTAGCTACGTGTTGACGACGCCGAAAGTGCTGGGGGAAGCGGGATTTAAGCGGCTAGAAGCTGCTGTGCAGTCTTCCAGCGGCGTTGATGGTGCGGGTGGTGTGATGCTGCTAGAGGATGAAGTGACCGCCACGCGGATGCAGCTCGACGCGGAGGAAATGCAGTACATTGAAACTCGAAAGCTCAACCGGGACGAGTGTTTTGAGGTCTATGATCTGAACCCTGCTGCGGCACAGATCAATGAGAACACCAACGCGACAGCGCTGCCTGTCATCACCAAAGACATCTATAAGTCCAGCATCGACCATCGGCTCAGGGATTTGGAGTCCACGTTCGACTTCTATGTCGGCTGTGAGTTTAACGGTCCCAAGGAATTTCGCTTCGAGGTCAACAACTCGTTGCGCGCGGACATCGAGATACTGGCACCGGCTATCGTGCAGCTCGTGCAGAGCTTCGTACTTAAGCCCTCCGAAGGGCGAAGCTGGCTCGGTCTCGGCGATGCTGGACCCGATGCTGACCAACTGTTCGGCAACCAGGCTCTCAAATCCCTTGAGATGGCGCTTAATCCGCCAGAACCACCGACACCGGCTGGGCCGCTTGCGCTTCCGAGTGGGCATCCGAGCAACAACAGCAATCCGAATCCGCAGGGTGACCTGCCGAAACGTGTTCCGGCACTTACGGATAAGGCCAAAATGTACATGAATCAGATTTTCTCAGGTCTTGGTCGCGGCAAGTCGTGGGACGAGGTTGCGCACAAACTGATGGATCGAAATCCCAGTGACAGACAGGACATTCAGGTTGCCTGCCTGCACATTCTCATGGAAGGTAACCAATGACATTCCCGCAGGCATTCGATGACAACGGCCAAAGCTTGGTCAATCAGTCGGCGCTGAATACCGTTGGCGCAGTGATTGATGCAGGCGAGATACGGGCCAACTCAGTCCTCGTGGTCACTAGCAATGCTGGTGTCACCGCTGGCGCTGTGCAGCTACAAGGCAGCATCGACACCGTGAACTGGTTCAACCTCGGAGCTGCCGTCACAACCAACGCAGCGAGCACCACGTTTCCGCCTGTGGCAGTTGCCGCTTCGCCGGTGCGTGCATTGCGTGCCAAGATCACTACGGCTGTCGTCGGTGGCACAGTGTCGGCCGCAGTAGCCATGTCAGTGTAAGGAGGAACAATGCCATTCGGAAAGCGTAAGCAGGGCAATAAGTTTCAGGTCGTCAACACCGAGACGGGCGACGTGAAAGGCACGCACGACACAGAAGCGGATGCTGATAAGCAACTTGCGGCCTTGCATGCAAACAATGCGGATAAGGACAAGGGACACATGGAGATTCGGACCAAAGCAGTCAACGCCACCATCGAGGACACATCGGCCAACGCCGAGGAATTCCCCGGCACGTTCATGGTCGAACTGTCCAACGAATCACTCGACCGGGACGGCGAAACACTCAAGGGTGACGAGTGGGAAACACCACTGCCGCAACAGATCACGTTTGTCAACGACCACATTCACAAGATGGCGAACGTAGTCGGTTCTGCTGCACCAGAATTGGTGGACGGTAAGATCATCTGCAAAGGCGAGTGGGCCGCAACAGACAGCGCGCAGGACACCCGCAAGGTAATTAAGCATGTACCGTACGTGTCTGTTGCTTACCGTGAGAAGCGGGATAAAAAGGCGGGTACTGTATCTCGCGAGCTGGTCAACGGTAGCTTTGTCGTCGTTCCATCCAACACAGGGGCAAGGGTGTTGGCGTCCAAGGGTGTTGACGAGCTGGACGACGACACATTGCTCTCAGACCTGACTGTCAAGCAGTTCACGGAATTGCTTGCCAAACAAGAACTTTCGCAGGCACCGGAAGGGGCACCCCCGAAAGAGGCTGACCCCCAAGCTGACCCGCCGGAAGATGATGCAGCCGCACTTGACAAGCTCAAGGCCGCTGCAATGTCCATGCAAACAAGGCATTTGGTTTAACGAAAGGGAAAATAATGCCTAACGTATTGGCGTTGAAGCAGCAAGCTGTGGAGCTTCAACGAGAAACATCGGAAAAGCTGAAAGCCGTTGACGACGGCACGATTACGCTCGCCGATTTCACACAGTACATGAACGGCAACGGCGACGGCCAAACCGGCGCTATCGCACGCGACAAGGAAATCGGTGACGGCATCAAGGCGTACAACGCTGCGATGGGCATCAAGGACGGTGCCGACCGTGGACCCGGCGAAGGTGCACCGCCTGACCGCCCGGAATCGCTGAAAGTCAAACGGGCAAAGGAGAATTGGGCGCGCTACAAGAACCTTCAGCAGATGGCTGCGGAGAACGCGCGCAACATCGTCTCAGGCGGTACCGGACAGAACCAGGGGTCATACTCGTTTGATATCGCACTCAAACGGGTCAACGACCCGTGGGAAGTCAAGCTACCGGAAGACACTGAGTGGCACGAAAAGGCACAAGGTGTTGCCGGCCTGCAAGGCGTAACCGCCGCTGGCACAACGGTTCCCGCCACAGGAACGCCCGCACCGGGTGCGTACTTCCTGACAGGCGGTGCCGCTGCCACGCTCGTCGAGCCGGAATTCGAGCCGGGCATCGCGGAACTTCGGTTCTACCCCAACGTGATTGAGTCACTGTTCCCAAGTGTCCCAGTCAACGCGGGAATAGTGTCGTACGTGAAACAGACCGGCATGACGAACAACGCGGCAGCCACACCAGAAGGTGCGACCAAGCCGACGAGCTCCGTTGCCGTGGCACGATACACGGACACCATCGGCAAGATCACCAACCTGGAACGCGTCACCGATGAAACAATCGAGGACGCACCGCAGTTCTGGGCACTAGTCCAACAGGACGGCGTGCTCGGTGTGTCACGCAAGTTTGAGGTTGAATTGCTCGCTGGCACAGGGATGCCCGGTATCAACGGGCTGCTCAACCGCAACGCGCCAGCCGGTGGTCTGGCGTACCCGTCAGGGTTCCTGCTTCCGACTGTCGTTACCGCTGTGGCGAACGTCGTCATCGGTGGTGGCGTCGGTTCCGGTGCATCGTCTTCGACGGTCGCCAGCATCACGCCAGGCCGAAAGTACACGCTCCCAGGGGATAACACCAAGGGAACGGCGGCGGCGGAAGCGCTGTTGCAGGCGGTCACCGACATTCGGGTCACGTACTTCTTCGAGCCGGATGCCATGCTGCTCAACCCAACCGACTGGACCACAATCCGGCTGGCGAAGGACGCGAACGGGCAGTATCTCGGTGGTTCATTCTTCGGCACCAACTACGGCCTCGCCGCTAACAACGGGCAGGTCGGTATCGAGGACAATCTGACGCTGTGGAACAAGCGGGTCGTGTCGACTCCTGTTCAGCCGCTTGGGCTTCCGATTGTTGGCGACTTCCGAGACGGCGGCAAGATTCTCCGTCGCGGCGGCATGCGTGTCGACGTCACCAACATGAACGGGTTCGATTTCGAGCAGAACCTCTGGACCATGCGTTCAGAGATTCGGGCGGGCCTACAGGTCAAGCGTCCCGAACTGTTCGAGATAGTCCAATTCGCGTAAGTCGCAAGGCTTTACGTTGAAGGGGCTGCTGTGGTACCGGGTCGATCTGGTCGTCTCCCCGGTACCACAGCCAGTCTGAAACAAATGATTCAGTTGGAGGACTGATGCCAGGAACATGGCCATACGAGAACGATGAGAGCGACCTCGGAATTACGCACGAATACGGCGAAGACACTGCGACAGACGTTGTTTCGACGTTCCCCGGTGTCGACGGCGGCGACGGGCAACCCAAGACAGTCGTTGTGCGGAAACCACGACCGTGACCGTTGATCCGCTTCTCAACCCGGTAGACTTCGCGAAATTCCAAGCGAAGGACCAAGATTGGTTCCTCGGCGCTGTCGGCGAAACGATACGCGACTACTGCAACTGGCACATCGCACCGATCATCTCAGTCACCGACGTACAGGCCAAGATAGGCAATCAAGGTATCATCATGCTGCCGACGCTGAATCTTGTGTCTGTAGAACGACTTTCATGGTGCAGCACCGACATGCCAGCAGATTCCTACGACGTGCACGACTCTGGCTGGTTGCAGCAGCGCAACCCGTACTTTGGTAGCCAATGGTTTAGGGGCATGCGAAACGCTTGGGTCACAGTCGATTTCACGCACGGCTATGAGACGTTGCCGAAAGCTGTTGCAGAAGTCGGCTACGAACTGACCGGACGTGTGCTCGAAAAGCCTGCCGGAATCGTGACGAAAATACAGCGTGGGCCGACCAACATGGAATTCGGAGAGTTCGGTGTCGTCCTCTCTGAGGACCAGAAAAGCCGTCTCGGGCCATACAGGGTAATGAGGGTCTGAAAGTGGCTGTGCTTGAGGCTCAGGTACCCGTAAGCCACCGTGTATTCGTGGAGAACACCGGCTCAACGGGTAGGCACGGGAGTGCGCAAGAGGGAACGCTTTCCGATCCGATTGAACGCTTTGCGTATCAGGTGTATCCGGCGCGCTGGCAACGTCCCGTACCGGACCCGATAAACCTAGAAGACTTGGACAAAACCGTCACCGATCTGCTGATGGATGTACCGGACCCGTCAGTGTACAAGCAACGCGACACTGTGCTCATCAACGGCGTTTCCTTTGTCGTGCAAGGACTTCCAGACTTCCAAGGGTGGGGCGACGGTTTGCAGATCATGAGTGAATACGATGACATGTTCGGCGGCTCAATACTCATCAAGCGGGTGACGTAATGCCGGACCTGTTCAGCGCCAACGGAAACCAGCTCAAAGTGGATATGACCGGCGAATATGATCCCGGCATCACTGAGGAGATTGACCGGCGAATCCGGCACATGCCACAGGTCATCGAACGCATGTTGGAAAAAGCTGCGCAACTGAAGAATTCGACCGGCTCATCCAACTTTACCATCGTGTCGCAGACGCAACAGCAGACGCAGCGGCCACGTGCCTATGTCGCGCCGAACAACAACGAGGGCATACACGAGGAACTTTCACAAGCCGTGCTACTCAAAGTAGCATTGGGAATGTCGGGCCAATGACCAGCTACGTTGTGCCGCCGCTGGATTCGGCAGACGTCGAGGATCTGGGCATCTACTACTACACCCCCATCCTCGCGCCCACGCTAGTCGACACCAGGATGCCACGCCCCGACGACGACAGAGATACCGCTAACGGGTTCCTGACCATCGAGGCTGCACCGGCAAGCCGATTCGGTTTAGCGGCATGGGATTTGAGCTTCATACTGCATGCTTACTCACCGGTTGAAGCAGAAGCCGCTGACATCAGCCGCAAAGTTATGGGTCACGGTACAGCCGTGCAGGGGCTAACCATAATGGGCTGGTATGTCATCGGCGTAGTGAATGCTATTGGGGGAGAAAAGATCCCGAACCCAGAAATAAACTTACCACGTTACCGTTCTGCGCTGACGTGGCGGGTGCGCGGTCGCCCATACTAATTGAATAACAACCGAATACACAACTAAATACCAACCGAAACACATTGAAAGGCAACGCAAATGACTGCACCAGTGCCAGTAACAGCAGACAATGTGCTTGAACTACTGGCTCCGTCACCCCGCACGTCCGGCTCGATTCTGTGGGCGCCCATCGGAACAGCGCTTCCCACAACGAGTTACGCGGACCTCGACGGCACACCCACGACCGGGTTCGCTGACCTCGGCTTCGCCGACGACAACGGACTTAAACAGCGTGAAACGCGTTCCACCACAGACGTATTCGTCTGGGGCGGCGATCTAGCCGGAACGTTGCAGACCCAGTATGACCGGACAATGACGTTCCGGCTCATGCAGTTCCGCAACACCGAAGTCCTCTCGGCCGCCTACGGCATATCGAATGTGTCTGTGATTCCGGCGACTTCGACAAACGGCAAGGAAATTGCCGTCAAGCTGAACCCGAAGCTACTCGATACCAGGTCGTGGGTGTTCGACGGCTTCTACGCGGAATCCCTTGTCCGCATCGTGATTCCGATCGGTCGCGTCGTGACGGTCGGTGAGGTCGACATGACTCACAAGGCGTACATGACCATCGAGTGCACGCTCAAGGCGTACCCCGATAGCAACAAGAACCACGGCTACCTCTACGTCAACGACGGAGTGACCACGTAATGACCGCTGCGAAAAGCCGCGCTACGCGGGCGAATACGACCAAGAAGCGGCCACCGACGCAGCACATCGAACTGCCCAAGCCCGATGTTGTTGAGGCAGAGGCGAAGTCGCCGTATCCGAAGAATGTGCGCGTCTACGCGTATCAGCCGAAGGACGGCAGCGATTCAATTCTGTTGGCTATGAACGGGTTTGAGGTACCGGATAAGTTGTGGCATTTCGATACCGCTCAGCTTCCGATCCTGTCTCAGACCTGGGCGTGGATGGAACGGGCGAAGATTCCGAAGGACATTCAGCGTCAGACTCAAATGCTGCCTGACAGAGAGTATTTCGCGATGTTCGATGAGTGGTTCGCGGCGATGAAAATCCAGAACGCTCCGAAAGGTGCTATGACAGCGGGGAAATGATTGCGCTCGCAGCGGCCATCAGAAACAACTGGCATGCTGTCGAGCGTGACCTCCTCGCTATGGGTTATCACGCTGACGATATAGGGACGAAACTTGATACCTGCGAACTGATTTCGATTGTTGTTGCTGCGCCACCTGGTACTGCTGTTCACCACTTCTCCGGTAGCTGGTCGAAGACTGACGAGCTGCTGGCCAACTTGAGTGAACAGCAGGCCGGAGTGTTCGACATCAATGCGAGATACGCTCGGCCAGGCGTAGATTCGGCTCCTGCCAAGCCACGCAGCGAAATGGATACCCTCGCACCGTACAAGGGTATCCGTCTTGATGCTGCGCCCGTAGATGAATTCACGGCGAAACTTAAAGAGCGCCAACGACTTGCCCGTTTGGGAGCGGCAAGCCAACCGGAGAAACGAGAATGACACAGCCTAGCGGTCGCGGCAACGACATCAACCTTGCTGCACTGTGGATTCCGGTCATGCCGGAAACCTCGCACATGGGCGAGGAGATGAAAAAGGCTGGCAGTGAAGCCAAACGCCAATTCGAGCAAGGCTTCAACTCCGGTGCTTCGCCGGAATCTTTGGGACAGTCTTACGGTTCCAAGCTCGCTGGCTCACTTAGTAAGGAATTCAAGAACTTTGATCTACCGTACGGCCTGAGCGGGTTCCTCGACAAGTTCAGTGGTGACGTAGATGAGAAAGTCGTTAAGAAGCTCAGAGGCGAAGCGACACAAGCACTTCAGTCCTATCGCACTGAGTGGGACAATCTTGCGGCAGCTCAGGGTCGCGCTACCGAAGCAGAGAACCGCTTAAATGTGGCGCGGGACAACGGGATTAACAAAGCGTCAATTGTTCTACCGCTAGTTCAGGCGAACAGTACGGCGCAAAAGGATTTAACCGAAGCTCACACCAAAGCTGCGGGGGCGCTTGAAAACTACACCGTTGTCAACGGCAAGCTCAGCGATGAACTGAGCAAGGCCGCTGATGGCGGCAAGATCATGGCCGGAATCATGGGCGGCGCAATCGTTCTCGGCGCGCAGCTCGCGGTACATGCGGTCGAATCTTTCGTAGAGACGGTAGCGGAGGGGTTCGAGAAATCCGTCGAGTTAACGGTAGAACTAGCGAAACAGACAGTCGAGTTAGGAGAAACTTACGAACACATAGGGATTCAGATTCACGAGTTTTCGTCGGCGACCGGCGCAGATTTCGAGAGCCTGGAATCCTCAGCGCAACGGGTGTTTTCAACACTTGATGTTGCAGGCAGCGACACCGGTAAGACGATGGCGCAACTGTCGTCCATGCTGGGCGTGTCGGGTGAGTCCATCACAGGTCTGGTACACAATTTTGAAGAACTCCAAGGTCGGTTCACTACCCTCAAGGCAGCTGACCTTGGGTCTATTTTTGTTGCGTTCAAAACCCCTGCGGCAGAAGCGGATGCAGCTCTAGCGTCATTTCTACAGAGCGCACGCAATTCCGGTCAGGATCTAGGGCAGCTCACGTCGGCGCTGTCCGGTGATGCGGCTATCACACTGCATGAGGCTGGCCTGAACATCGAACAAGCCGGTGCGTTCATGAGCGACCTGTTGAAGATGGGTGCTTCTGGGCGTGCGGTCATGATGGGCTTGCAAGCTGCTATGAAAGACTTTGGGCAAGAAGGGCTTTCATTCGGCGATGGTATGAAGATGGCTGGTGAACGTCTAAAAGAGCTGGGGGATACCGCAGAAGGTCAAGACCTAGCCGAAAAGCTGTTCGGCACAAGGCGTTGGGCCGTCGCAATGCAAGCCGTCCAAGACTACGTTGACGTAGTAAACAAAGGCCCAGAAGCATTCCACGCTAACACAAGCGCCACACGTGAATTCCTTAGTGAGACAGAACAACTCAGTAACAAAATCGAAGCATTCAAGCATCAAGCTGAGGATGCGTTCAAGCCTTTCGGCGTGGCAGCGAAAAACGTTGTCGCGACCGGGCTTAACTCCATTTCCACATGGTTCACTGTCCACCACACTGAAATCATCGAGAAGATAAAAGGCTGGGGCGACAAGCTAATCGACCTGTTCCCTGTGATCCAAGAATGGGTAGCCAACGCCATCGAACTGGCGGGCACTTTCGCTGAAGCGCTACTACAAATGTTCGAGCCGGTAGCCACTACACTCGCTGCCGCTGGTGCCGGATTCCTCGCTCTCTCAGGGCATTTCAAAGATGCCAAAGACTTACTGGTGGCGACCGCCAATTTCGATCCATCGAAAATTGGCGACATGACCAAGACGCTGGCCGATGGTATCCGTAACATTAAATACGACTCAGCCGACATCAAAGCAAGCTGGGACGCTACGGCTGACGCGGCCGCTCGCATGCCAACAACAGTCGGAACCGGATTAGGGCAACCAGGCGCAACACCTTCTGGCGCACCAGGTTCCAGTGGTTGGGGGCCACCACCACCCAGCTCATTTCCCGCGCCTGGCCCGACAGGCAGCTTCGGCCTTGGCGGTCCAGGTGGGCAGCCGTGGTTCCCTGCACCAGGTGCAGCAGCACCGCCACCTGGACCACCAGTAGGACCGGGCGGGCATCACGCGGACTGGGATGCTATCGCGCAGCAGGAATCTAGCGGTAGATGGACCGTGCCAACTCCCGGCCCGGTGCCCTATGGTGGTGGGCTGCAAATCAAATCCGATACTTGGTATGAGTTCGGTGGCCTCGCATATGCCCAATTGCCTTATCAGGCAACGAAAGAACAGCAGATCGCTATCGCTGAACGAATCCTCAACGGTTGGGGCACTAGGCCCGGTCAGGGTCCGAAAGCGTGGGCTGGCGGCAGCACCTACGTCGAGAGGAAACAAAAAGGCGGAATGATCACGTCCGGTAGCGGACAGGGTGATGATGTAGCCTCTTTGCTCGGTAAAGGTGAATACGTTTGGGACACAGAGACAGTCGACAAATACGGTTGGCTCATCAAAGCCTTGCATCAGGGCACCGCATACGCGTTTCAGGGCGGCGGTCAACCCGGAAGCAGCTTGGATACCAAAGGCGCGCAAGTAGATACAATCGCTGTAGCTGAAGCAGCGCAACAACTGTTCGGCATCAACGACATTGGAATGTACCGCAGCGCAGACGGATACAACGAACACGCCTCCGGTGAGGCTGCTGATGTCATGGTCGGTACTAACAAGTCTATGGGCGACCAAGTGGCGCAATACTTTTTGCAGAATGCGGGACAGTTCGGTGTGCAGTATTTGCTGTGGCAGCAGACGCAGTGGAACCCTGACGGTACGAAATCCAAGATGGCTGACCGTGGTGGTGCGACAGCGAATCACATGGACCATGTACATGTCCGGACGCTCGGCGGCGGCTTCCCACCGGGCGCGGATCAATCCGGTTTCGCTGCCCCGTCAAGCGGCCAAACAAGCAATACCCCGTCTGCCATAGCAGCGATGGGATTTGGTGGCGCAGGGTCGACACCAGGGGGTACTACGGGTGCTTCATTCCCCGGCATGACAGGCCAATACGGCGGCGGCGGCGTATATGGCGGCGAGACAGAGGATGCGCGGCGCGCGGCCGAAAAATCTGTGCAAGAAGCAAGGGACCGTGCCGCAGACCTCGACCACACGGTGCAACAGAACCAGAAACGCATTGACGATCTGAAAACTCAACTCGCACAAGTCGGAACGTCAACCAAGACAGGCGCGCTCGGACTGCCGATAGCACGCACACCCGACGAGCAGAAACAGGACGAGGAAAAGCGCAAGCAGCTCAACGATCAATTGAACGAGGCCACATACCAATTGACCGTTTCGCAGCGTGAACGCACTGAGCAGGACGCCAATATCACTGACGCGCAACGCAAACAGCAAGAGGCCATGTATAAAAAGCCAAGCGGCACAACGACAACGCAGAAAGCTGTTGGTGAATCGGAGTTCAGTCAGCTAGGCAGCTCGCTGCTCGGTGGCATCGGTGAGGAACTTGGATTCGGCGACTTGTTCGCCAAACCGCCGTGGGAATGGGGAGCGGTGAAACTGCTTACCGGAGCGGCAAGTTGGGCTCTCGGTACAGCCAACGCGTGGGCCGACGAAATCGGTAAAGGACACACCGGCATGACCGGATTCCAGCCGATAGCGGGATGGGATCAGCAAGGCAGCTCGGCACTTTCGGGATTGGCGGGTTCTGTCGGAATCAACCTACCGAAAGCCAGCGTGTCCAGCGGGCCGAATGTTATTCCCGTGCAACCTGGTACGACACAGCACGGCATGGGACAGGGCCAGCCACCAGGACCGGTGATCCAAGGCGACTACATGCCAATCAATGTGTCCCCCAACGTAGATCCGAGTGCTGTTCTCGGACCCGTGCAGGAACAGCGCAACGCGCAAGCTTCAACAGCGAACACGTATCTACACGGAGGGGTACCAGCACAGTGACAATGGCGATTCCGATTCCCGGTCAACCTCTGATCAAGATTCCGGCTGCCGACTATCTACGGCCGGAAGTCCTTGCCACATACGAACATATCGAGGACGTCCCCTACCCGTTGCAGGCTATGGAAACCGTCATGGTCTACGTTTCTTTCAACGGTGAAGTTTGGCATCTAAACGGACCCAACGCAGGACGTGAGGGCGTCCGGTTCGCCCAGAACTTACAGGGTGAACATCACCTATTCTTTGAGCAGGTCGTCACAGAGAGCGCATACCAGTTCGGTGCGACCATCGAACGCGTGAATTACCTTGCGCGCAAAATCAATCTGCGCGTGTTCATCGGCCGACCCGGCATGAACAACATTACTTACCGTGCATGCGAGGACCACTTCTGGGCAGGCCAGGACGAACAGCTCGGCGGTTGGCTCGGCGTGTTCACACGGTTCTCAGGGATGCGTTGGATTCGTGTGTTTCCGATGAAAACTGTTGATACAGCACAGAAGATGGACCCTGTTGCCTACGACAACAACCAGGCAATCTGGGACATCAACTGGATTTGTCCGGTACCGTACTACAGCACCCCATCGCTGCTTACCTCGCCGTGGCTTGCGAACAAGGCAGGCGCACCAGACAAAGACGGCTTTTATCATGGGACACTTGCCATTCCGAATATGGGTGACATCGGCAGCTACGTCGAATATCTGCTAACCGATTGTGCTGGAACAGTTGTCCTGCAAGACAACATCATGGAACGCACACAAACCGTCAGCCCTATCTTCGCGGCAGACGGGCAAATCACAGTAGACACTGACCCGACTAAGAAAACCCTTGTCTCAGAGAACGATCCGCACGACGACGAGTTTTACAAGGTGCTGCGAGCGGCTGGTCTGCTCAACTTCCTGCTGACACCAACGCAAGCCCTTTCGGGGGAAGCGCTCTGGCTACGGCAGTACATACGGTTCATCTACCAGACTCCACCAAAGACGGTGGCGCACTTGCATGTTAAGGCCAATAACCCTGATGCGCAGATCGTTGCGAGGATGTCGCAGCGATTCAAGAGGTCGCGCTGATGTCTGTGACAACAGAGCTATTCGGCTTGCCGCTCAACCCAATTGACCACTTGGGTACTGAGCAGCCAGTGCGGTTCACGAACCTCTGGCGTAATCCGCTCGGCGATCCGCTGTTTGCGCCAGAAGGTGTGAACGGGTGCCCTGACGGCAAGCTGAATCCCGCTGGCGCATTTAACTATATTCGCAACAAGCGGGACATCATCGAGCGCTCCGCGCAGCAGCGTCCGCTATTCCGGTTGGGGGACAAGAACTTAAACGTCGTCGGCGAACTGACAGGCGAAATGTCTACCGAGTTCGAGGAATTGATGATGGACTCTGGTACCGCCAGATATGTTGTGCGCTACGACAATTGGCTTGTCGACTACATCGTGAACCTGACGCGGGTCGAAGAAGACTTGCACCTGATTATCGACAAGAATCCGTCGAAACCCGATGACGCTCGTAGGCGTTGGGGCGGCAAGATACACACGATCAACATTGCGCGTCACGCTGACGGCACGAGTACCGTTGAGATGCTTGCCATTTCAAACCGGGAACACGCGAAACGACTCCTGTTCGCTGCCTCAGTTTTCCTGCCGCCAGAGGTCCAGTTACCGAAGATGTGGATCATGCCAGGGCCGATTCGCACGGTGCTGTTCATGTCCTGCTTCGTCAATCTCGCAAGACTTTTCGTGCCGGGGCTGTCGTTCATCACGAACATATTCAATCCGGCAAGCTGGCTCGATCCGCTGTCAGTCGATTCGCTATTCCAGGTCAACCCGTTAAGTTGGCCGATACAGGTAGCTTTCGTGAATCCTGTTCTGGATACCAGCAGTTGGACCGTGCTCGGCGCTACATGGACCGACTGGCATTCCACCACAATGGATATGCTCAAAGACGCAGGCTGCATGATGCGCGCGTACACCTACCTTGTGGGCGACAGCTGGAATCCGTACGACGAGCTGTCAGGGTTGCTTGGTTTTAGCGGGCTAGAGAGTGTCGCGAATGCTGTTGCGCGGCCTACCCGTAACTGTGTCATCTTCAAATTTGAGGACAAGTCTGGCCATGCTGGGCCGACCGGGACCGCTTACGACGGACTGCTCGATGTGGTTGGCGTCAGCCTAGATGATCTGTTGTCTACCACACTGATTGACGGCAACACCGGCCTATCTCTTGATGGTGAGCCAGTTTTCGAGATAGAGGGCAGCAACTTCCCAGTCTTTCAGTCGTTGTTCGGCGTGGCTAGATCTGTGCCCAAGGTGATTTGGCGTGAGGGGCAGTTCACGGCCATCGTTGAAGCGACTCATACGCTACACAAGGGTTCGCCTCGAACGGTGATGACCGGCGGTCGTAGCCCTACGCTTGTGAACGAGCTTCAGACGTTCGGAATACGTTGGGGTTTAGCGCAATTGAGCGATATGATCAACGTGGGTATCGGCACAATGGTCAACACAGCATTCCAAATGCCGTTGACGCCAGGACTCGACAACCTGTATCAAGGTCAGCTAGACAATGTGCTGTTTGCCTGGGAACGCTGGACAGATCCGTTGCGCGCCTTGTGGAATGGCGATCTGTCCTATCAGGAATACTTTGAACGCGGAAGCTCGACAGCGTACACACTCGCCGGATTCCTCACTCTGCGAACAGCTTTGTGGAAGACGCGCGCATTCCAAAGCTTCAAAGCTGTTGTGCGCAACGGACATCCGTGGACGATAGACGAAGACACAGAATTGGGCGACCGCAACGCATTTGAGTTCGACGGCGTGCTGTGGGTCGATCAGATATACGGCGACAAACGCAGCGTGGACCGCAAGTCAGGACTCAAGGCCACACTGACAATTGGCGACGACAAAGACAAAAATGATCCGCAAGCACGCACCATGCGAGCGGTGCAAGCGTTGTACACAATGTTCGGCGCATTCCTCGGCGAAGGGCTGATATTCGGATGACCAAGAAACCCAACAACATTCACCTACTGAGCGGTGAGCAACAAGCTGCTCTCGGTAAATTTCAAAAGGACTTCAAAACAGCCATGCCGCACATGGTTGCGATGGCGCAAGCGGCAAAACGGTTGCATCAGGCCATGGTTGACGCGCCGATGTGGCGCATTGTGGACACACCCAAGCCGGATGAAGTTGAGGAACCTCAGATGTGGTCGGTAGGCCACGCGAAAGTGAACTACGTCGATCATATCGAACATGAAGGGACACAGGACAAATGACGACGCCAACGATTCCGCCACAGGCTGAAATCATTCAGCTAGGCATCGGAGACACGGTACCAATCGGCAACATCTTGCTGAACATGTTCCTCATGGGGCTGGTCACCGACCCCAACAATCCCAACATGTTCGCCGCGACGATGCAGGCATACCAGCGGCAAGCCTTGCTGACTGTGCCTGTGCTGCAAGGCGTTCAGGGTGTGCCTGGTGAGCCGTCGTTCGCGCTGCAATGGCAGAACGATGACAAAATCGACCCATCGCAGCTACCAACAGACCTCGGCGATACCGCAGCGGATAAAGGCAAGTTCTGGGTGTTCGGTGTCACCGACGAGCTTGGAAACACTGTTGCCACAACGATGTACGTGTGGTGGGGCACTGTCATCGGCTGGCGGCAACTACCTGTCGGCGCGCCAGGCCCACCTGGACCGTACCCGCTCATCACGCCGCACATCGTTCTCGAACCACAAGGTTCGGGCCATGGACCAGAGGGTCAGGACTCGTGGATTCATGTTGACGGCATCGCGTCAAATCCGCAATTCACGTTCCATATCGCTGCGCCACAAGGACTTCCGGGACCAAGCGCCGCGCTTGGATCATGCCCCGACATAGATTTCACAACGCGGGCACCGCAAGCAGGCGACACTCTCGTCTGCACGGCACGCAAAACACCCGGTGCTCCAACGGGTTTGACGATCACGCCGCTCGGCACTGGTGGTACGCTGCCTGCCGGTACGTACTTCTACAAAGTCACTGCGACGATGACCAACGGAGAAACGTTGGGGGGCAACGAGGTAACGACTGGCGCGCTCACCGGCGCAACGAACAGCGTCATCCTGAACTGGACTGCACCGGCTAACGGCGGCGCTACCGGATACAAGATTTATCGGGGCACAGTGATCGGCCAGGAGAACAAGCTCGTCGGAGTCGTAACAGACGGTGCCACAGTAACTTTCCTCGATGACGGCTCAAGCTCCACACCCGCAACCATCCCATCCACGGGAGTCGTTGCAGGACGCAACATTTGGGTTCCACAGCCACCGCTGCAAATGTTCCCGCTGATCTACACAATGCCGGAAGCAGCGTTCACCAGCGCATCTGGTATCGGTGGAACATCGTTCGCCATAGGCAGTTTCGCTGTCCCCAAAGCAGCCTGGGCGTGGAAGCCATACGTCTTCGGACAACTACTGTGCTTCGGCTTGAACATCAGTTTCACGCCGCTGCTCATCGGCGCGGAAATCAGGCTCGGCAATCCGACAACAGGGCAGATCGTTGCCCGCGGATTCTCCAATAACCTTGGCTACGTGACGTTTATCCCTCACACGTCTGATCCGGCCAATCCGTCTACGGCGATGACACCGACCAACGGCGTCGGGCTCGTGGTGGCGAATCATGTTGGTAACGCAGGAACCTTGTACATCAATCTGATAAACCAAGGCATGGCAGGCACATTCAACTTCGACGCATCCAACGCAGCACTGTCAGTGCTACAGATGCCGGTCCCACAGTGAGATAAGCTCATGCCCAACAGAATTCAGATCAACGAATCCGCTCAAAAGATCACCCACGATCCGACAGTCACCATCAATGGCGACCCTATGGGCGTCGTGGGGAAGAATCCGTATGACGAGATGACTCTTGCGGTGGAGACTGGTGCGGTCAACAGTTTCCTCGACTTGCTTTATCTCGTAACAGGAATTGACCTGCACGGCGTGCTAGGGCTCACTTCCCCTGACCCGCTGTGGGACGAATTCCTCGACCTGTTCGTGGCTAAGGGCACACTGACAACTCGAACACCGATACCGCCCAACCTGTTTAGCAACGCATCACCGGGCGCTCAACCGGCTGGTGGCGGTAAGAATCTGCTACCTGATCCCGGCTTCGATACCGCCGATGTTATTGACGGAGAAGGGCTTTGGTCTTGGAGCGGCACTGTCGGGCGCACCGTCAATTCCACCATAGTCGGGTCTGTTTACACTACCGGAGCCAGTGTGCTACGTCAGTTTAATGGCGTACCCATCGTGACAAAAGCGGGCCAGACAACAGATTTCGAGGTCTGGACTTCATGGGAGAATGTGACCGCTGGTCCCGGTGTGGCAATCTCGTTGTGCGCCAACAGTTGGGACAAGAATCATAATATCATCGCGGACCCCGAGCGGGTTGTTAGTTCTATCTCTAGTCCTGTACTGGATCAGCCTGTGTGGCAAAAGCTTTCAGGCACCCATCAAGCTCCCGCTGGAACAGCTTATGTCACACTGTGTTTGGAAGTCACTGCTACGGTTTCGTCGGGACAGATTTGGTATGACGATGCTGTGCACGATCTTAACGGTGTCCTCGATGCAAGCTGGCTCGGAAACATGCTCAACATTCCGCAAGTTCCCGGTACCAACGTCGACGGAATGCAGGGTATCGAAGATTTGGTGTCGACTTTCAACCGGTTGTTTGACGGCCTTGGCTCGGCGCTGGCCAACGCACCCAGAGACGGTATCGACCTGTCCCAAATTTTCAGCCTGCTACAGACGACCGGCCAACAGGCTTACGACGCAATCAATCTCGCCATCTTTCACCAGCAGACGCTAACGCAACGTACCAACAAGCCGGTGCGCGCCGGATTAGACCCGACAAGCGAATCCACTTTCCATCTAACGGATTTCACCGCTGGTAGTACAACACCGATGACTGCTGTGGCAGCGGGAACCTCGATTATGGCGCACTTCCGGCCAGCCGAAGACGCCAAGAAGGGCTTCTTTGAGTTCCTAGCCCAAGGTAACGGCGGCGCAAGCATTTTCGTCAACGTCTACAAAGTGAACGTATCCACCGGAGTCAAGACAGCGCTATGGAATTCAGCAGACATTTCATCGACGGTACCCAACGGAACGGTTGGCTACGTGAGAGCATTAATTCCCAGCGGCAGTCAACCAACAGTCGCCCCTAGTGATCTGTTCACCTTGGAGATAGTCAACGCCGGTACCGGCACGTTATCCGTTGCTACCAAACAGATTCCGATACCGAACCACCCAACCGCTTACCCTATCAATGTTGCTGCGGTACGCACCATTTCGGGCACGGGCGGTGCCTCACCCGCGTCCATCACCGATGCGCAGATCACCTACAACGGCATCCTGCCCTACATCAACTTCGGAATCCGTGACGTGCCAGCGGGTTACATGCCGAACCAGATTGAAGAATACTTCACTGACGGCACCTACACCTACACCATCCCCGACTTCGCCAAAGTTGCAGGCACATTGCTCGACCTCGTTGGGCTCGGTGCGGGCGGCGGCGGCGGCGGCTCAGGTTTCTTCCTCGCTGGTGAGGGCGGTTTGAATGGGAGCTGGAATGCGATAACGTTGGTGTGCGGCGTCGACTATCCTACTACTGCAACATCTTTGACTATCGTCGTCGGCAATGGTGGCCATGGCGGTGGCGGTGCCAGCGGACTCCCTGGCGGTGCAACGACCATCCAATGGACTGACTCCTCTAGTGTTGTGCACACTCTCATATGTGCCGGTGGATCACAGGGTGGCGTCGGCGGGTTCCCGCTTCATGATTCGGCGTCACAAGGTATCGGTCCCGGCGACTTTACCTGGCAGGGGCAGCGATACTTTGGCGGGCCAACAACTTTGTACACACCTACTGCGGGCTATCCCGGCGCGGGAGGTAGCGGCGCGGGTCCATACACTGATCCCGGCGCTACCGGTGCGGACGGCTATGTTTCGATCACAGCGAGGCAGTCATAAATGACAACGTTCCAAGGGTTACTGAAGCCTGGCGGCGTATCATGGTGGGCCGCACTGAATTACGCGTTTCAACTGTCACTGTCACCTAGTATCGGCATAATTGAGGGGGGCGCATCCTCTGCCGCATTCGGACTTTCATTATTGCCATCAATTCAGATGGTACCAACGTCAATCTCGGTCAGCAGTTTCAACCTGTCACTACCGGGGCTGACTATCGGCATCGCTACACCCGCACCGACTACTGCTAGCTTCAATCTTGCACTCTCGCCCGCACTTTCGATGATTGGCAAGGAACAGTATGCACGCAGCTTCAGCCTGGGCCTGACACCGACAATCGGGATGGTCGGGGGAAGTAGGACTCCTGCCGTGTTTGGGCTCTCAATGTCGTTGTCGATAAACATGGTTGCGCTTAGTGGCCTGGTTACCCGTGATTCTGCAACCGGTAATCTGATACACAACGGGCAGCGTTTCCGCTTCGCAGGCGGCAACGCAGTCAACGACACCGGTATGCCCTCGTCGGCCAACGGCAACGCTTACGGCGGCACGGTAGTTAGCGGTTCATATCTGGCCACTCACAGTCAGATTGATGCTTATCTGAGTTCCGCCGTGTCCATGAACGCGACAGCGATTAGATCATGGGGAGTGATGTCTGTAAACCATTCTCTTGCAGTGCATTCCAGTATGGGTGTTTACAATGCTAGTGCTTTGGAGAATGTCGATTACTTACTTCAACAGTGCGGCATACGTGGAATTAAGGTCATTCTGCCCCTGGTCGGGAACAGTGACAGATCTTGGTATTGCAGCGCCAACGGTGTCACACCGGATGCTGATGCGACACAGTTCTATACGAACACCACCATCATTAACTCATTCAAAGGTTTGATCAGTTTCGTTTTGAACCACGTCAACCAATACACGGGACTGAAATACAAAGATGATCCGGCAATTGTGGCGTGGCAGTTCGGCAATGAACTTACAGATTCCGGGCTTGCAGACGCGTCATTCAGCGCATGGCATGACACGATTTCGCAGCACATCAAAGTCACCGAAAGCGCACAACAGCTTGTTATGTGGGGTTGCACGGGTATCAGCAGCGATAATGTCACGTTTGATTCCGTTCGGATGTCGCTGCCGTACGTTGATGTCTTCGCGAACCATTGCTACGATAACTTCCGAATTCCCAGTTGGGTCAGTAAAGAAGCACAGGCAGCCCATTTATACGGTAAAGCGTATGTCGTAGACGAATATTCGTGGACAGACAAACAGGTCAACGGCTCTGCTTTGAGTTGGATTCTGGGACAGATGTTATCAATGATAGAGGGATCTCCTTTCTTGGATGGGGATAATTTCTGGGATCTGTTGGCCCCGTTGACATCCTGGGGTGACGGTTTCACGCTGCACTATCCTGGTGACAACTCCGATATGATTACCCGCGCAACACAATTGGCTAATCATGCCAGTACAATGCAAACTCCCGCGCCTGCCACACCACCTAAGTCTCAAACCCTTGTTGATGTTTTCAGCTTGTTCGACTCGGCTAAATGGACGGCGCGTTCCGGCGCTACTGTCTCTAGTGGAATGGCATCGTTGCCCAGCGCAGCAAGTGGCGGCTCCGCATTCAGCAGCAACATCACGTACGATTTGACCGATTCAACCGTTATTGTCGAATTCGTGGTAAAAAACCCCGGTGTTGGTAACAGCGGTTGCGGTATGTATGTGCAGCCGACGCAAGCGCCATACGCCAACAATCTTCTCGGATTCATCATCGACGGTAACACTATGAAATACCGGTATGACACCGGAACTGTAAATGAGACAACGGAAGCATATTCAGCGACAGACCATCGTTGGTTGCGGCTACGCGCTGATCCGCATACCGGAGTGGGGAACGGGACGGTTTATTGGGATGTATCTGCTGACGGGGTAACTTGGGTGAACAAACGATCCTTTACGCCGGGATTACTATTGAACTCGGTCTATCTGATTCTTTATAACGAGAACTGGGGCGGCGACACCGGTTCCGGCACAGCACTATTCGACAACTTCAACAATCTGCCAGTGGTGGCACCCAACTTCTACCCGCCGGTTAAACGCCCCAATTACGGTGCGCTGCTGCAGGTTTAAGAAAGGGAGAAAAAGAGATGGCACGAGGTATTTACACGGTCGTTTTCGATCAGCAGACAATCGCTGCCGCTAGTGGCGACTACGATTTCTTTGAGTTGGACGCGGCAGCGGAGAAACCGATCGAGATTGTGGCACTTTCAATTGCTAACAAATCTGAGGTGGGGGATGTGCAAGAGGAGATGGTTGCCTACTCTATTGTGCGCGGCAATACCACCACAAGTAACGGAACGTCAACTACCCCAAGGGCTTTGGATGCCTCGGACGGTGCTGCTTCGTTTACCGCGAAAGTAGTAGGTTCCACTCCCGCCACAGCTGGTACCGCAGTGACATTGGTGGCGGATACATTCAATATTCGTGCAAATTTGATGATGATCTATCCAGAGCTGATGCGTCCCAAAACCCAAGGGGCAGACCTGCTTTGCGTGAGACTACTGACTGCACTAGCTGATGATGCCACAATGTCGGGCACAGTGTGGGTGCGTGAACTGTAATGCCTCTATTCCTACCTGACCCGACATATGCTGCGATTCAAGCTAATCCACGCAGACAACGTAATCGTGGATGGGCATTCGCCGCCGTACCGCCCGCGGGTCCAACCGTGATTTACGGAGGCACCGCAGCCAGTACCGGCACCCAAGGCATGGTCGTCGGAGGTACCGCCGCTAGTACCGGCACTCAAGGTGTAATGAGTGGGGGTAACGCATGAGTTATCAGATACAAGTTCGAGCCGATACGTCCGTTAACTGGGCATCGGTCAATCCTGTTCTAGCCCTTGGTGAACCGGGACTAGACACCACGCTCGGACATATGAAGTTGGGAGATGGCGTCACTTCGTGGGCTGCTCTGGGCTGGTGGACAGATGTGCCTTTCACCTTCCCGCCGTCTGCTGGCTGGTCAGCACTGAACTCCGGTACGGTCACTACCGATATCAACGGTCGCGTCAGCTCGCTAGCGTCCAGCACGGGAGACGCATGGAAAGGCGAACTCCGAACCCTCACCCCGGCAAGCAGTTACACGGCGACGTTTTATTTCGATTGGGTTAGTCTTGGAACCAATATTTCAGGTAGCGGCATAATTCTGAAAAATTCCGGCGGTGGCAGCATCATTACTTACGGGTCCTATTACGAAAGTGGCGGTTGGATACTCAGATCGATAAAATGGACTAGTGTCACCGCTTTTAGCGCTGACTATCTTCAAAGAACGATAACCACTCTCAATAGGGGCATCCCCAACTGGCTTCGAGTCCGCGACGATGCAACTACTCGATTCCTCGAATATTCCTACAATGCGATTGACTGGATAATCTTTCATAGTGTCGGGCGAACAGATTTCATCATCCCAAACCAAATCGGCTGGGGCATTAACTCCAACAACTCTGGTGGTGCCTACACGGCCATCACACGGCTGCGCCACTTCTCGGGCGTAGCATAAAAAGGAGAATCAAACATGGGAATTCCGAACAACACTCATCAAGTAGCATCCAATGCTGTTGCTGCACTGGGCAACTGGATAAGTCTGCATACCGGTGCCGGTGGTGGTACGACCGGTGCTAACGAGGCGACAGGTGGCGGCTATTCTCGTGTGCAATCAACACCGTGGACACCTAACAGCACCGGCACCAACACCGGGCCACAGGTCAACATCCTTTGTGCCGCAGGCACATACACAGAGGGCGGCATCTTCTCGGCTGTCACAGCCGGAACGTTCGTAGGCTCGAATGCATTCAGCGGCGGCAACGTTATCGTCTCAGGTGCAGGTGCTAGTATCAACGTCACACCAAGCATCACAGTCTAGGAGAGACATGCACGTACAGACAGACCATCAGATCATCGGTGGCGCAGGCGACCGAATGATATTGGTAGACAGCAACAGTTTCGACGCCATCGTTTCAGCCGAACGCATCAACGGAGTGTGGACACTGGAAGCTGCGAAACACAAGAACGTGAAAGTGCCTGCCGCAGCGGCTGATCAGCCGCCACGCGGGAACGTCATCAAGGCAATGGTCGACCTCGCACTGAAAGTCAGTCCCAATGACGGCTATTCGACACTGGTACCGCACGGCCTGGAATGGTTACCGTGATCAAGGCGATACTCATCGGCGCGGCGATAGGACTGATGCTGTCACCGATAGCAGTGTGGCTCAGCTTTGAACTACTGGACGGACGACAGGAGTACGGCTGGTGAAAACCGTATTGATTTGCGTAGCAACAATTTTGGTCTATGAGTGGATCAAATATCAAGGTTGGCCAATACTAAGGGATCGGCTATGAAACTAGGTAAGCAACCGGCACGACCCGGCGCGGTCACATTCAAATTCAGCGACTTCGCTAGCATCTCCCAGATGGCCGCTCCGCCAGCCAATTTCGGGCATGAGAAGCTGATCAGACGGTGGGGCATGGGCGGCAACGACGTAGCCGGTGACTGTGTGTTCGCGGGCGCGAAACATGAAATCATGCTGTGGAACGCCGAAGTCGGCAAGACAGTCGACATTTCAGACGCGACGACGCTCAAGAACTACGAATGGACCGGCTACGACCCGTCACAGATAGACCCGACGACGGGTGAAAATCCAACAGATCAGGGAACCGATGTCGCGCAATGGCTTTCATACCGACGCAAGGTTGGGTTTCTGGACGATCACGGTAAGCCACACAAGATCGGTGCTTACATCAGCCTTGAACCGGGGAATGCAGATCAATTGCGTTACGCCGCATACTACTTCGATGGTGTCGGTATCGGCGTCAACTTCCCGCAGCAATGGATGGACCTATTTTCGCAGGGTGGTCGTGTCTGGCCCGCTCTCAAAAGTCCGGATTATGTTGGTGGGCACTATATTTCGGCGGTGTCGTTCCGCGATCACAGGCCGGTCATCGTATCGTGGGGCGCGAAAGTCGAACTGACGCTCGGCGCATACGCTCAGACATCAGACGAGGCATACGCGTATCTGACACCGGAGAAACTGGCGAACGGTGTTGACCTGCAAGGGTTCAACTACGCCAAGCTGACTGACTACATCAAACAGCTACGCAGTGTGCGATGAGGTTAGAGATTTACCGCGACACAGCCGGTCAATTCCGTTGGCGCAGACGAGCTCTCAACGGCTCAATCACCGCCGAGGGAGAATCGCACAGACGCAAGTGGAACGCGAAACGCGCTGCGCGCAAAGCATTCCCAAACGATCAGGTAGTGGATCTGACCAAGCGTGGCAACCTCGCAACACGAAAGCCCGGCAAGCGATGAACCTTTCCGGCTACCTTCCCCCTGTCGGCTATGCGACGAATTGCGTTGTCTCGTCGTATCATTCACCCAAACCTATACGCTACGTGTGGCATCACATTCTGCCGCAAGTATGTGGCGGCAAGACGGAAGCCACCAACCTTGTGAGCCTCTGCGACAGTTGCCACTATGCGGTCCACGCACTGCTGCATGACCTGAAAGTCAACGGGCGCTTCACAATTGCGTTATCACTGCGGAACAGGAAACGCGCCGCGATAGCACTCAGCGGTTACAACCAAGCCGTACTCGCGGGCACAGCGAACCTCATCCCCAATGAGGGGGAATAGCAATGACTATCGAGTGTCCCGACCATCCCTGTGGGATCTGCGGCGACCAAATGACCTATTGCCTGACGTGGTATTGTCCTAACTGCGGCAACGTTGAAAAGGAGACACAGTGAGAGGAATAGACTACGCAGGTGGCAGAATCAGCGGAGCTGTAATCAAAAGCGCCGGTTACGATTTCGTCTGCCGCTACCTGACTTACGGCGGACCAAGCCTACCCGGCAAGCTGCTACTACCCGACGAGGCACGCGACTTGCTCGCCAACGGCGTGGACATCGTATCCAACTGGGAGACAACGGCAGACAGGATGCTAGCCGGTTTCGATGCAGGACGATACGATGCACAAGCTGGACTGAATCAGGTACTTGTCTGCGGCGGAAGACGTGACAGGCCAATCTATTTCAGTTGCGACATCGACGCAACACCAGGCCAACAGGGAGCCATTGACGACTACCTGCGCGGCGCTGCCACAGTGCTCGGCGTGGAAAACGTTGGCGTCTACGGTGGCTACTGGGTTGTCAAGCGCTGCTTCGACAATGGAACTATACGGTGGGGCTGGCAGACCTCAGCATGGTCAGGCTGGCCACCCAATCGTGAGGCACGTGCACACATTTATCAGGACTTCAACAGGCCAGGCGGCATGTACGTCAATGTCGGTGGCGTGCAATGCGATTACGACGAATCGTTGCAACAAGATTTCGGACAATGGACGTACTATCAAACAGGAGGATGGCTCATGGCACTCAACGATGCAGAGCAGGCCGAATTGCTTGCCCGCGTGCGGCTTATCAGCGATCAGCTTCTCGGGCCGACAGACCCGAATCGGGCTGACCAGGCGACAGGCTGGCCGCAGCTCGGCGGCAGAACAGTTGTCGATGCGCTCGCAGACGTGCGCGATCAGGTGGCGAAGCCTTGGCCGCAGCTTGGGAAAAACGCTGCGGGACAGGACCGTACGCTGGTCGACGCAATCGCCGACGAGGTTGTCAAGCCCAACACAAAATGATCGGGTTCAGCGTGTTTCTGCTGATAGTGCTGGTAATCGCAAGTGTCTCTTGGGATTACCGCGCCAGCATTAAGCGCTTCTTTATCAACTGAACCATTTGTTTCAGTGCCGTTTGGCCCGCTTGCCTATGTGTGAGCGGGCCTGCGCGTATCTGCGCGTCTGTGCTTGCATGATCTGTCGGCGTTCGCCGATCATGAGCTGCTGATAAATCTGAAACGCCAGCATCGCTTTCGCTTGTGTCACAACAGGACTGCGCATTTCGTCCTGCAACGTAGGCGGCAGCTCATCCGCGAACCATATGTCTGGTGCTCGCTGCGCGGTAAAAAACTTTTCGGGCGGTAGCGGCCACCATTTGTTGGCCAGCTCGTTCGTCATGGCGATCAGCATACACCAAATCTTTCGCAACTAATCCTGTTGCGGGACAGAAGAAAACGGTATCCCCGATGAAAGGGGGATAACTTAATATGTTTACCAAAAAGTATATTCTAGCTGCAATGGCCGGTGTCGCATTGTCTTTCGGTGCGCCCGCTGTGTTGGCGCTGGCTCAAACGGACATCTGGGTTGGCGGAAACACTGACTGCACATCGCAGAGCTATCAGCATGCGGACGGTAACGAACAGCTTGGGCGTCACAGTGTGGCGGTCCAATTCGGTACGTGCGACGGCGATTTCGCACCGTACCTCGGCAGCACGCCTGCGAACGTGGCGATTGATCAGGGTGTCGCTGTGACCCGACAAGCGTGGGACGCTAACTGCGCCAACGGTGTTGAGCAATGCACGCTGCACGGCTTCTCGATTGGCGCGGCACCAGTGGCCATCGTCGGCAACGATGTCGGAGCAGACAAGCCAGGCTCCAACACACATGTCATCACTGAGGGCAACGCGTGGGGCAAGCCAGGCGTGTTCGGCGGACAGGCAGGCATCGTCGGTATCGGAATCAACATCGGCGCACCGTTCGTTCCTATTCCGACACACATTGATCAGGTAGCGGGTAGTGAGAACAGGTTCAACGTCAACGACGGATTCGCCGATGACGCAACGCAATCGCTTCCATCTGAGATTGTCAACCTGTCTTGCTTGAATGGTTGCGATGATCAGCCGCCGCAGCATTTCATCCAGTCCGGTTCGCCGACAGCCACTTTCAAAACCAGCGACGGTGTGAAACAAGAGGTTTACGGCGATCCGCTGCCAACTACTGTTCCGCCGCAGGATAATCCATTTGTGAATCCTGAGCTGACGCCGGTACATTCGCCGGTTCCGAGTTTCTTCGGCGAACAGCCATGTGAGGGCGGGTATTTCACTCCCGGCGATTCCCCCTGTTAGGAGGTGAAAGTTATGAAGTGGCAAGCATATTGGAAAGCGATCCTGTCGTTCGGCAGCACCGTTGTGCTACCTGCAGTTGTGCTGTGGGTAGAAACCGGACAGCCATGGCCTACAACCGCTTCGGGTTGGGCGCTGTGGGCTGTAACGGTTTTCGGCACTACCGGAGCGGTAGCGGGCGGGCCAGCCAACAAGACTGCTGGCAAGCATGAGGCTGCTTAAGGCACCACCTAGCCGGGTTCCACCTAAAAGTCGCTCAGCGTGGCGCTGGGAGCCAGCAATGGCCACTCCTGAAAGGCTTTTAAGGTGGACCCGGTAACGTGGGGTCAGTACGGGCTGGCTGGCCTCGTCGCAATGACGCTGGGCGCGATCATCGGCTACGTGTTCAAGCTGCTAATCCAGTCCAGCGCCGCAGCGCTGAAAGATTGTCAGGATGAACGTAACCAACTCCGCATCGAGGCGTCGGCTGTTCGGGATCGCATGGAAGACAGGCAGAAACAATCGTTGCTTGTCTTGGCCGATGTGTCGCGGGTTATGGCCGACGTGCAAAGCCTGTTACGAGAACGCGAGATTGAGAGAAGGATTGAAGACAGGCATCATGGTGGATGAAGAACACGACCCAGTCCTGTTGCTACTACGCAAGATTCGCGAACAGATAGACGACGTGGTTGAACTGGTGCAACACGAACGTAAGGAGGCAGACGATGCCGCTGAACAATGAGGCTCGCGCGCAACAGTTGCTCGATGAGCTGGGCGTGAACATCGCGAGTCTGCAACGTGGAGAAGCGATTTACGCCGACCTGAAACGCTCCGTTCGCAGAATGCGAATCATGACATGGGTGGCTGTCATCGGAATGGTGCTCGACATCTCGTTGACGGTGGCGTTCGGGGTCATCCTCAACGAGCAAAGCCATCTACAGCAACAGGTTTCGGATAATCAGTCCACCATCCATGAGGCTGAGTGCAACCTCAACACGCTGTTCATTTCAGCGGATACACCGGAGCAGCGTGCCAAGGCATCGAATGCGGCTCGCTACGACGCGCAATACCACGTGATCTATCAACAGCGCGTCCAGCTTGGCTGCCAGCCGCCGATAGCAGAGCCGGTGAGATAGCGTGTGGAAGCTGTGGCTGGCGATCATAATCGCTTACACAGCAATGCTTTTGCTGATCTACTACGTGAGTTCGACTGTGCCGCACTGATGTCTGGGATTCCTACGTGGTGGGTGCTGTTCGTGTTCCTGCCTACCCTGGCCATGATCACGAGCGGCTACGGTATATAACCGCAGGTAAACCTGCATTTTGAAAGTCACTGTCCCGCAACGGGATTCACCAATTGTCCTGTCTGAACAGGGCATTTCGGCCTGTTATCTTTGAGGCCACTGTTAAAATTGTTACTTTGCTCGGATACTCATAGGAACGCTCCCACCTGCAACAATGGAGCTCCAAACTCGATGCCGGCCGTTTGCTGGCCTCTACCGTAGTTGACATTCTGTATATACACGATAGGATTGACCGCAAGCGGTCAATACGACGCGAAAGAGAACAAGCACAGCAGGACGCGCCGGGGCACATCGCACGCCCCTCTCGCACACGCGGGGACCACGGCAGAAGTCACCCAAGCACAGCAGGTTCTCGCACACGCGTAAGACTCGGGCACACGACGAGCCGCGTTGCGCAACACAGGATTTGGCGAATAGGGCTTAGAGTAAGTCCCCCCGCACATTGTGTCAGACCAGCTGAAACATGTTGGCTTCATAGGGGATTCGCGTAAGACCAGTGAGTGTATCAACCCAAAAGGTTTCGAGACTGAGTAGGGGCACACGTGGGACACCACGTCACAACCTGGCCGCGTCAGTGTAAGGCCCAATTTCGTACGATCCTTGTCTCCTTCAATCTTCTTGACTGCCAGCCGGTTTCGATCGGCTGGCTTTCAAGGGAATTGAAACCAATTCTCTACCAAATAGATTGGAGACAAACATGAAAGAATCGACCCTGACCACGGCTTATGCTTTCGCGCTTGGCGAACTGCTGAACAACATCAGCAGTAAGGCCAAGATCCGCTGGATGGCCAACGACAGCGACATTCGCACTGGTGAGCTTCGCTCACTTGTCGTCGGTCCCAACAACTTTGGGATGATGCCCTACGGTACGGACGTGCGCGATGCCTACGTGTGGATCACGAGCAACGGCATGGAAAGAACCGAGAGCGTCGAATACCTGGTGAGCATGATTCAGCAGGGGGGATACGAGACGATCTGAGTAGCGCTTGGCCAGCCTCGAAAGAGGCTGTGCCAGTGAGCAATTCAGCTCAACAGAGATTGGAGACAAAATGAAATCACAAGAGATGGCACAGGACATCACCGCATCGCTTCGCGCACGCAACCCAATGCTTTGGGTAGTGACCCGCGAAGAAGGACGCGTTGAGCCCTACCTGTTCGAGGCCGGTGCGACTGTGGACTACGAACCCGTATTCTGGGACGTGGCAGCAGGATTCACCAGTTTGAACGGTAAACCGCTTAGCACGTACGACAATGCAGTCGGTGACCCCGATGCAGCTCTTGACGCAATCAACAACAGCACAAAACGACGGCTGTGGATCATGCGGGACTTACCCGCATGGCTCAATCCGCCGGTCGGTCTGCTTACGTTGCGGCGCTTGAGGAATCTTGCGCGCTCACTGCCAGGCCGCGACAGCGACCAGGCACAAGCCGTCATCATCATCTCACCTACAAAGGACGTGCCTGCCGAATTGGCAGACGACACAACGGTTTACGAATGGCCGCTGCCTGACCGCGAGGAAATCGCCGCGATACTCGATGTCACAATCGAGGATCTGCCCGACGCTATGATCAACGGCAGCCGGGACGCGGCAATTGATGCAGCAGTAGGGCTTTCGGGCGAACAAGCGCAAGCAACCTTCGCTCGCTCGCTGGTGCAGACCAAGCGAATCGACCCCGCTGTCATAGCTGCTGAAAAGAAGCGCGTCGTTGCCAAGGCTGGCGGTGCCGAATGGTTCGACCCAATCGAGGGTGGCCTGAAAGCACTTGGTGGACTTGACAATCTGAAATCCTGGCTCGTCTCGCGGGCCAGCGCTTACAGCCCAGCAGCTCGTGAATACGGGCTGCCTGCCCCCAAGGGTGCCATCCTAGTCGGCGTTCCTGGTTGCGGTAAGTCACTTGCCTGCAAGACAATCGGCACGGAATGGAAGATCCCGGTTATCCGGATCGACCTGGCCGCGCTGAAAGGCAAGTACGTAGGTGAGTCAGAAGCCAATCTGCGCAACACCTTTAGCATGATCGAGGCTATCGGGCGTTGCGTGGTGTGGGTCGATGAAATTGAAAAGGCCCTAGCTGGCTCAACTGACGGATCGGCAGACGGTGGCGTGAGTGCAGACGCTCTCGGATTCCTGCTCTCATGGATGCAGGAACGCCAAGGCGAAGCATTCGTCATAGCCACAGCGAACAATGCAGAGAAACTGCCGCCAGAGTTATTGCGCAAGGGCCGATTTGACGAGGTTTGGTGGGTTGACCTACCCAACCACGTCGAACGTGAGTCCATCATCGCAGCGGCGCTACGCACCAACAAACGTGACGCCAGCAAGATTGACTTCGCTACCGTCGCAGACGCTACCGACTCATTCACCGGTGCTGAGCTTGCAGCTCTGGTACCGGATGCAATGTTCGCAGCATTCAATGACGGTGCCCGCGAGGTCACAACGGATGATCTGTTGCTTGCGGCTAAAGTTGTTGTGCCGCTTGCGAAAACAGCTTCCGAGAAAATCGGCAAGCTGCGCGAATACTGGGCGGGACGCGCACGCCCCGCCACAGCAGCCATCGTTGAGGCTCCCCGCAAGGGTGCCAAAGCAAGGGTGCTGGACCTTAACTGAGTAGCACTTGGCCAGCCTCGAAAGAGGCTGTGCCAGTGAGCAATTCAGCTCAACAGAGATTGGAGACAAAATGACAGAATTTCGTACGCTACAGCCTGGTCTGTTGGTGCACATGAGTACCGCTGTCAAGGGCAACGTGACATATCAGATCAACGACCGTGACGTGAAATACGTTGATCGGTCTGAGATAACCGACATTCATACCCGCAAGCTCGTCGTAGACATTGATGAGCAGGAACGCGCCATCAAGGAACGCACCAAGATCTGCGGATTGATCCTGTCGGTATGCACCAAGTCTCAGTTTGCGCTGCTGTGCCCCAACAGTCGCGAAGCAGAGCTACGCGAGGCTATCGCGCAAGGACGAACACTGGCAGACAAGTTCAACGCCAGCGCTAGAACCACGCACATCGAGTTTCGGGTTATCTGCGGTCGCATCGCACAGGATGACGTAGAAACTGTGCGAGTCATCACCGGCGAGGTTCGCTCGCTGATGGAAGACATGCAGCGAGGCGTAAAAGCCTTGGACCCCAAGGTTATTCGCGCTGCTGCGAACCAACTGACCGAAGTCGGCAAGATGCTTTCACCGGAAGCCAAGGGCCGCACAGTGGTTGCCATCAAGGCAGCACGCGCGGCAGCAACGAAGATGGTGAAAGCCGGTGAGGTAGCGGCCAAAGAAATTGACCGCACCACACTACGCAAGATCAGCAAGGCCCGAACAGCGTTCCTGGACATCAACACTGAGGTAGCCGAACTGGCGGAACCGAAACCGCGGGGACGTAACCTCGACCTGTCCGCCTGAGTGGTACTCGGCCAGCCTTGAAAAAGGCTGTGCCGGTGGACAACTCAGTCCACTAAAGATTGGAGACAAAATGGCATGCGACACAATACTTGCGCCACGTCAAACACTGGCGCAACGCAAAGAACAAGTACGCAAAGCAGCATCCATCATCGACAAGCTCATAGCGCAACGCAAAGTGGGCATCAAGGTTGGTCCGCAAGGTGGCGTAAGGTTCACCGGCATAAGCGATTCCGACCGTTCCGGCATGACTGACGCTTGCGTCTACCGGATGCTCTCACGTAGCGGTTCCGCCGCTACCAAGATGGCCATTGCACGTGCAGAACAGCTAGCGGGCCGCAGCGTCAGTCGTGGCGCGCTGGCCGCTGGTGTGCACAGTCATGACGACGGTAGTACCTGGTCGACTCACTGAGTAGTTAGGAAGGTAGCACTGGAAACAGTGCTGCCGCTGGACAACTCAGTCCACAGAGATTGGAGACAAAATGAACGAAATCAACTGCCCGCCAGTCGATCTGGATGGTATCAGTATCGGTGACCGGGTGTCGTTTCGCTGGCCCAACCAGCCTCGTCGGTTCGGTGCCGTGCATGACATCATGCCCTTTGGCGGCAAGTTTCGCTACGGCGTGAAAGTCGATGGCGAAGTGCACATTTGGGACGTCTGGTCATTCGACATCACGAAAGAGGTCGGCTGATGCTGTGGCTGTGGATAAGCGTTGCGGCGTGGGTGCTGATCACCAACGTCGCAGTAGCCTACGCCAGAGCGACAGCTAAACCGTGGCCGAAACAGCAAGAGAGGTACCGGAAATGACGTTCACACCATGCAGTCCAAGGCACACGTCGTGTTCACCGGCTCACGCCGAACTGGTGTGGGATTACCGGCTAGAACGGTTACGGCAAAAGGTACAGCGTGAGAGATTCACCGGCGATTACGAAGCCGACATCGCGCACTGGAAAGCCAAGGGCGGCAAGCTCGTAACGTTTCAGGACTGGCTTAAGGCGCACAAGCGATGAGCGGCTACAACTGGTTCAAACATGATGCAGTGTCAAACCTGTTGCTGCTACTCAAGATTGACCCGGCCAAGGTCACACCGGAGCAGCGGCAGCAAGCCGAACGTGTCATTGACTCAACAATGCGCTACGCGCGCTCGATGATGGGGCAATGACATGATCGAGGAAATTGTTTGCACACCGATGTTTCTGCCAAGCACGACGGAGCTGCTGATACACGACGCAACAATGAAGGTGGCGCGCGACGGCCAAGCCGAAACGGGCGACCAGATCGAAGTGAAACCCATTGGCATAACCCATGATCCGGATGGTTGGCCGATGGCACGCTGGCGTGTCCGGATCTACAAAGGGAGATGAATCGCACTCAGCCAGCCTCGAAAGAGGCTGTGCTGCTGGGTTATTCAACCCACAACAACAAATTAGATTGGAGACAACAATGAACAAGTCTGTAGTAGTCGCGGCGGCAGCGGGTGCACTGGCGGCGATTGCCTTGAGCATGGCTCAAGATGCACACGCCGACGAATCGTCCTACATCAACAGCGTCGCAAGCTACGGTGTCGAACCGTCGCAGGCAGTGCTGACGCTGGGACACCAGATATGCGGTGACATCTCGTATTACGGTGTCGCCGGTATCCAGGCTGACGTGAACAACGCTGTGGCAGCAGGAGTTTCGGCCCACACAACGTCGGTCATCATCGTGGTTGCAGTGTCCGAGCTGTGCCCGTCAAACGAGCCAGCGCTGAATGCCTGGCTGTATCCAACAACGAAAGCGTGACCAAATGCTATGGCAGACATGAAGATTCGCACAGTTCGCGTACCAGACGACCTGTGGGATCGCGCCAAAATCAAGGCGAAACGTGAGGGAGACGAAATTTCAACAGTGATACGTAGGCTATTATTCGCTTACGTCCGCTAGGAGACAAATAGAGAGAGCCGGTACCCATTCGTGGGTATCGGCTTTTTTTATGTCTTAGAATGGATCTGAGAGCCAGCAATGGGCATCGCAGAGCGTATATACGGCTGATGTACCAGGGCGGTCAATTGTCACCAGGTAGGCGTACTGTCCAGCAGATGACGACCACCCTAGCTGATGATGACATGACGCACGTACTTATGCGCTTCGCGCGCGCTACCGAAATCATTACAGCCGAATACCATCCAGACGATCACGGCATGGCATACGTGCTGATGATCGACGGCGGCAAGCACCACGGCACGCTAATCCATTGTATGACAGAACAATCCGTCATCCGACTGTTCAACGATGTTGTGACAGCACGCAAGCTGGGTGACGACCACGAGCACCCGTACCTAGTAGCCATCTGAACTGTAACATGTGTGACAGTCCGAGATTGGAGACAACGATGGACATTCCCGAAGTCAACCGCGACCCGGCACGTATACACGGTGCCGATGAAATGTGGACGCAAGCACTCAATCATCTTGACAAGATCATCGCGCACGTCAAAACGATGGAACCTGACATCTATGTGATGGCAGGCGAAAACACTGACGCGTCAGTGCTTTTCGACTGGCTCAAGGGCTACATCAAAGTGGCTGAGAATGTTGGTGGACGGGCAGCGCACGAGACAACCTTGCTGATGTGTGCTGCGGCCATCACCAAACTTGTGCGAGCGTCACGCACAGACAATGATCCTCTGACGCAACTAGATTGGAAGGAACCAGAACAATGACGACCACCGAAATTGCTACGGTAGATGCAGAACTCATGCCGACGCCGCTATCCAAGAAGGACGCCAAAGCGCTGGATAAGAAGGTCCGCGCCGCTAGCGAACGGGTGACGAGAGGCTTTGCGACACTTGATGACACAATCGCGGGCCTTGGTCAACTGATCCAAGAGGCCATCGACGGCGAAATCCACAAAGGACTCGGCGTCAAGTCATGGACAGTCTGGGTCAAAGACGCCGTGCGCGTTACCGTGCCGGATCGTTTCCGCCGCAAGGAACTTGTACGGGAGCTGTCGAAAGACGCCGGTCTGAGCCAGCGCGCCCTCGCCGCCGTGTTCAACGTTTCGCAGATGACGGTCAGCCGCGATTTGGACGGCGAAGGATCTGACACGGTGACATCGTTAGACGGTGCCGAGCGTCCGCGCAACAAGGCGAAAGATGTTGAGCCAGAAGAAGAAGAAGAAGAAGAACCGCTTGACGTGGATGAAACCGAAGTCGAGGAAGCCGAAGCGGAGCCGATGAAAGCTGTCGACATCGTGTCCGCGTTCGATGGGGAAACAGCGAACCTGTGGGCCGCGTACTCCGAATTGCATGACCTCGCACAGGAATCCAAGTGGGACGGTGCACGCAAGCGCGTCGTCAAGGCCAACCTCAACACTCTCGGCGAAATCTCTCAGGGACTACAGGCTATCATTGACGACCTGATGGAAAACTAAATCATGACGTACCGAATCAGCAAGGGCGACTTGACCGTAACGGCCGACACCGAAGCGGAATTGCAGATCGCAATCGCGTGCCTAACAGAGATGACACACGGCTACGAGACAAAGCTGCCCAGCATGTCAGTGCCTATCGAGGTCAATGCGCCAGAGTGGCGCGTCGGTGGGCCGGTGACAACGGACCAGCTTAGGTGAGGTCATGATGTGCGCTGAATGCGAGAACGAAGTCGAAACCATCCGGCCGCATCTGGACGCGTTGATAGCGGCTGAGCGTGCGGTACGCCGCCTGTACAAGGGCGATAGCGAGGCTCAGCATGTAATCCGGTTGGCGTGCACCATCGTTGACACATTCCATGACTCTGGTCATGACATGAAAGCGCTGTGCCTGGCGTATGCGCTGGTGATAGAGAAATTGCTTGCGGTGCAAGAGATTTACGGGATACCTACCGTATGAAACCGGGCGCGTGCCGCTGTATGGCTTTGTCTCCGATCCGGCGGCACGCGCCCCCGTACTGCCCGAGCTGCAACGGGTGATGTGAAAATGATTGCAGCACTACAACACACAATAAAGGAAAGGTGAAATGCCATGGCGTTTAAAAAGATTGAGGTACCGGCTGGCAACTTCATGGGATGGAGTAACAGCAAAAAAGGTCAGGTAGTAGAGGGCAAGATCCTCGATTACAGCGCAACAGATGGCAGGGACTACGCGAAAGATCCGTGCCCGCTGTTGACTGTCGAGCTGACCCGCAAAGCTACGTCAGTCAACAAAGAGGGCGAGCGCAAGGTTTACGAACCGGGTGACGAACTTTCGATCACCTGCGGTCAGGCCAACTTGAAGAAGTCGGTTAAGAAAGCCGACCGCGACGTGGGCCTCAAACGCGGCTATCTGGTACGCGTCGAGCTGGTGCAGTTCGAGAAAGTACCGGACGGCACCGTGAAAGTCTATGAGGTACAGGTGGATTCATCCACCGGCGAAGATCACAGCGACCACGACAGCGGTGACGACGACGACGAGCCGCCGTTCTAACAACTGAAACAGCACACCGGCTCTGCTGGACAACCGTCGAAACCGGCCTTAAGCACAAGAGAATTGACGACCATGGACATTAACGACATCGACGCAGTGCTAGCTGTGTCGAGAACACTTGACACACACGGTGTTCCAGATACGGTGCACACACCGGACCTGATAGCGGACCTATTCAAGTGGGCCGACGGTCGTGCCAGCCAACTTGCTGCCGGTCACTTCGACGACACATACCCCGACAAGGGCACCACAGGCAAGTCAAAGGTCCCGTATGCACCCAGCCCCAAGCGCGGCAGGGCGAAAGCTGTTGAGGTACCGGACGATACAACTGAATCAAATGATTCAGACGACGAAGAACCGTTCTGATGGCTGCCGCATTCGCACTGTCGTGGCACCGCTCTGAGCACTGGGCTGAGCTGCTGCACAAGCTGCCAGGCCGGGCGGTTAGCGACTATCACAGCCGCGACTACAGCCAAGTAGAAGAAACTGCGGCACACATTAATTCGCTTGATCCCACGATGGACTGCAAGATCGAGGTGTTCACATCATGAGGGTTGCTGTCACAGGACCGGAATCCTCAGGTACATCGTTGGTGTCACGCATCTTTCGGACTGCTGGCGCAGAAGTATTTCACCGGTCGGCCACATTTCACAATGACTGGATGGATCTTGTGCCGTTAGTGGACTCGTGTAATGCGATGATCGTGGTGTACCGCGACCCGGTCGCCACCATGAAAAGCCAACAGACGCAAGGGCTTACACGCGAGCAGGCCCGCGTGAAACTACAATGCGGATACTACGAAATCGCGTGCGCCATAAGGCTTGTCAGCGTCCCCGTCTGGTGCATCACCTACGAAGCACTTGTGCTGGACCGCAATTCGATCCGGCCACTGCTGGCGCTACTCAATCTGAACGCCAGCATAGACATCGAAAAAGTCACAAACGAAAACGCCAAATATGTTGGGACACTATGAGAATCAACGTTTACAGCCAAGAAATCAACCTAGACCCACGACAACTGGAACTTGTTGAACAGGAAGCGGATACAGGCATCACCTACAGTGCCGTACGAATGTTCCTGCACAGCAGCGACCGGCTGCACGACGTACCGGGCGACGACGACCGCAGCGCAATCACGTTCTGGCTACCCAAGTCTCAGGGCAATCGTGACGCTCTGGCGATCCTGTTCCACCGCGCAGGGTACCTCGTACAACAAGCAAAACCGGATACGGGGATGGACTGATGAGATACGCAGACATGCGGGACATGGTTCACGAACGCGCTGGCTTACTCGACAAGAAACGTCTCGGCAAGAACCAAAAAGCCAGGCTCGCAACACTATCCGACAAACTCGACGCAACCAGGCAACCGCCCGCTACGCCACCATGCCGAAACACGGGTGAGCGTGGCGACTTTCAGGGCAACACCTACGCTATGCATTATCAGACATCGGTTACTGCGCGAATCATGCGGCGAAGCACAAGGTTTGGGCGCAGCGGTATCCAACCTATGCGCTCACGCATACAACGGACAGCGCGTAAGCGCAGAACAGGCGGCGTGAAATGAGATGGTTTCGAGCCCAACACATTCGACACCCGTAAACGACCAATGAAACGACTGGGCTGCAACAGAATTGAGGACAAAAGCATGAGCCATCCTATCGGACCAACACAACCAACCATCGGGCGCATTGTGCACTTTGAGGCACCGCCCGTTACACTGCCTGCCATCGTGACAGCGGTGCTTGGCAGCGACGGCACCATAGGGTGCACGGCGTTTCCGCCTGGCGCATCACCGGTCTGGTTGATGGACGTTGAACACGACGAGGGTGGCAAGCCTGGTACGTGGCACTGGCCACCGGTGACACGATGATCATCGGATTCACCGGCACACGTGAGAAGCTGACTGATCTTCAATTGGCTTGGCTATACGAGACTTTGGAGATGGGCAAGCGGGATGGCACGATCAAAGAGGTTCATCACGGCGCGTGTCTCGGTGCTGACGCTGCCGTGCATGCAGCGGCGATAGACAACGATCTGTTTATCCACGTGTGGCCACCGGTGAACATGAAATACGTTGCACCTGAATGCCTTTCGCCGCCATTTACCAAGGTGACGATTCATCCGCGTATGCAATACCTGGACCGTGACCGTCAAATCGTCGGCGCCGCAGCGGGTTTGGTGGCACTACCGAAACACAACGAACAGCCTGAGCGTATGCTGTGGGGCGGTACGTGGTACACGGTGGACTTCGCGCAGCGGATGAACAAGCCGGTGATTATCTGCTACCCGAATGGTGTTGTGGAGCAACGCTATCCAGAAGCAAATACCACAATGATTCAATACTGAGAGGAATGTGATGGCCGAACAGGAACAGCCGTACACGACACGGTTTTTCAACGCCCGTCTGGGCGAGGTAGCATTGACGTGCTGCATGCGTTGCGGCGCAATAGTTTGGAACCCGACACTGCATGAAAGGACATACCATGGCAAGCAAGAAGACAGCGGCGAAAAGCCAAGCGCGGAGCCAGGACTCAGCGAAGTTGGGCTTCGTAGCGGAAGCAGTGACGTTCCCGAGCGACCCAGACCTGGAAGCACTGGAAGCGGAGCGGGACGAACTACAGCGGCCGGGTCGGGCAAGCAAAACCGACGCTGAGCAGATCGACAACGACCCCGGCTACGACAAGGACCAGCTCGCGCACATGCGCGAATACTGGGGGCTACGTGAGTCCACGGCTGAGGTAGCAGACACCGAAGCCGAAGTATCCGAAGTCTGACCGGAGCGGCCCTTGTCGCCTCTACTACTCCTGGGCGGCAAGGGTTTTCGGCTCTCTACGGTAGGTTTTTGAAAAATCCCCACAACGCATATTTTCGAGTTTTGCAGGAGACGACCAATGTACATCTGTGCGATGTGTGAGTTCGAGACAGATGACGAGGCAGCCGCATACGACCACGACTGCATGAAACCGACTGAATCACATGATTCAGACCCGCCGCCGCATGTGCATCATGTACGCGAGTCAGTGCCGTGGTGGGCCGAAGCGTTCCCGCAATGGAAAGGCAAGGGAGACAATGACAAACCGTAACAGTGGACCTCACGCAATACTGCGTACGGGATATGTTGCGCGGATGCCGAATCCGCGTGGCTGCCCCGGCTCACACGAGAAAGTACACGCCGACGAGCACGGGCGTGGCGTGTGTTCGTTCTGCCACAACGACTATCGGGTCCGCAAAGACGGCAGACTGTCCGCGCATGCGAGGCACATGTAATGCCAGCACGCAGAACACCACGACCCCTGGTTGGCACGCAGCGGCCACGCTACATCGGCAAACCGGATATGCGCGATTACTCCGGTTTCAAATTCCTGGGCAACCGGCCGTCGCAGCGGGTCGATTGGGACGCAGCGCTTTACCGGCACGCTGTGATCATGCGTGATCTGGGCTACGAGTTGTCACCGGAACAACAGCAGAGAATAGATGAGCATGAAACGAAAGTCTAAGTGGCGCATCATGAAACGTAAAGGCGTTTGGTACGCGTACAAGCGTCACATTGATGATGGACCGATGCCTTACGTTATTGCGAACAGTTCCAACAGATTTGACACCTGGGCCGAAGCGTTGGACTGGGTGCGACACGATAGAAGGAAATCTCATGCCTGACGAGCACAACACATTCGACCTCGCAAAGTACATCAGCGACAACAACATTGGCCCGATGGAATTCGGCAACATCGAGCTGAACAGGAACAACGATGGCTTACCAGCTTACTGAGATTCCGCGCCGTAAAACATCTTTCGGCGGCGAGGGTGGGCCGCTGGTGATACCGCCTGGCGCGAAACACCTTCCGGGCTCAAAGAAGTGCGAGACGTGCGGACGCATGGTGCGCAAAGAATCCGGCAAGTACCGCAAAGGCACATGCAAATGCCTATATTACAGGCGCACAACAACTTTCATCGACGTAATGCAAGACGAATTCCTGCTGAAACAATGGGGCAAGCGTCTCGTCGCATGGGGCATGGCGCAACGACCCGACCTGCAAATCGCCGCTGTCGCATGCAAACCCGACAGCCACGAGGAACAACCGCTAGAGGACAAGACAGAACTGAATCGCATCGCGAACGAGGCAGCCACCTACGCCGGTGACAAATACAAGGCGACCATCGGTACGAGCCTGCACAAGCTGACACATCAGATGGACCGTGGCGAGAAAATAGATTACGTACCGGAGCGATGGGCCGATGATTTGAAAGTTTACAGCGAGACGATCAAATCCAAAGGGATTGAATGGGTTTCGGTTGAATCGTTCCGTATACTCGATGACTGGGTTAAGGACAT